TTATAACTTGATAAAATAATTTGCTGTGTTACCACAATCTTCTTTATGAAAAACATTTACTTTATCACCAGCCCAATCAATATAATTCCCCCATTCAGCATAAGAAGATCTAACAATTGATACAATTAAATGGTCAGAATATTTTTTACAGGATGTAATAAATNTATGAACTTGTTCGTAATCACTATTAAATTCAAAGGGAACATATCTTAAGAACATAATATAGTCATACCGTTTAAACTCTGGTTGATGTAGTACCAATTCATCACCAAATAAGCCACAGCCAAAATTTAATGGTGTTTTAATATATTCTCTAAAATAATCAAATACAAGAAATGTTTCTTTAATATCGGTACATTCAATATTAAATCCCTCTGCACGNGCCTGGTATTCTAAAAAATTAATACCAGACCCGACATTGAGATATGTTTTATCTTTTTCTAAAAACGTGATAAACTCTCGATTATAGTTAATAATATTTTTTAATGATGTAGTATTACAATATTGTACTGCTGGAATTGTTTCTTCAGGAATAACATCTTTAAAGTTTTCACCTAAATCTCCAGTAAGTCTGTTTGTAAATAGCTTTTGTAATACACCTATTAAATATTGAGAATAAGATGTTGAAAGCTCATTCAAGTCATAATCACCTAATTTCATTTAACACCCATCTAAATCAGTTTCATCGTCGAAATCTAATGGTTCTCTAAGAGTATCAGCGTCTGCTCTTCGTCCACAATTTGGACAATATTCTGGTTCTTGATCCATAACAAGAATACTAGATTCTTCGCATTCTTGACATTCGATACGGTATTCCACTAAGCAGCCTCCACAGTTTCTGTTTGATCCCAGCCCCAATCACCTTCCATACCAACAACAGAGTATTCAGTCACACGCTTTTCAAAGAAATTATCGTGTGATGCTCCATTTAAAACCCAATCAAGCCAAGGCAATGGATTATCTTTTTGGTTAAATTTTGGTTTCATNCCAAGTTGAAGAAGACGTCTATCAGCAATATGTCTAATATAAGTTTTGACTTCTTCTTTAGTTAACCCTTGAATTTCACCTTCAGCATATGCAAGATCAATAAATCTATCTTCTAACTTTACTGCGTCTTTAGCCATTTGATAAATTTTAGATTTTAATTCATCATTTACAATTCTTGGGTGTTCATCACAGAATGTACGGAATAACTTTGCATTTCCTTGAACATGCATAGACTCATCACGAATAGACCATTCAACAATAGTGCCCATTCCTTTCATTTTGCCAAACCGTTGGAAGTTCAACAACATAACGAATGATGCAAAGAGTGACATTCCTTCGTTAAAGACTGACTGAGCTAATGCAAGGGCAAGACCAGTATGAGAACCAGTGTCACCATTAGACATAAAGTCAATCTTATCAGCCATTTCTTTATATTCTAGAAATGCGTGAAATTCTTCATCTGGTAATCCAAGAGTATCATTTAATAATGCGTAAGCTCTTTGGTGTACACCTTCACGTGAAGCAAAGGAACCCAACATATTACGAATTTCATTATTTTTAAATTTTGGGATCAATAGTTCAAAATAGTTTTCTCCAACCTGAACATCAGATTGAGTAAATAGTCTAAGAACTTGAGTAATAAACTCTTTCTCTTGATCACTTAGTTTAGTTCTCCAATCTTGAATATCTTCAGAGAGTTCAGCTTCATCTTCGATCCAATGAATTTCTTCATGTTTCTTTGTAAGCTCAACAGCCCATGGATACAAGAATGGTTTATATGTTTTTGATATTTCTAATAGTGGCATATTATCCCTCGCATGCTCGGCATTCGCTGCCTTCTTCGATTGTTATTGGTTGTTCTAAAAAGGTCATCAATTCGTCATATCCACCAACGTATTGACCATTTACGTAAATCTGTGGTACCGTTTTCACATCACGGCCAGTAACTTCCTTGGCAGTTTTACCTATTTCTTCTAGGTCAATATAATCATATGGCATACCATGTAAACTTAATTCTTCTTTTGCTGCAGTACAGAATGGACAATTTGCTTTACCATAGACAACAGTTCTCATGTCGCCTTGTAAGGCCACTCTTTCGACCTTTTCTGATACATTCTCAGCACGAGATTTTGCTTCTGTACGAAGGTAATATAATCCCTTAAGCTTTTCTTTCCATGCTTTGATGTGTACCTTATTAACGTAAGATTTTTCTGCACCGGCGGGGAAGAACAAATTAACCGACTGGCCTTGGCAGATAAACGATTGTCGATCTGCCGCATGCTGTATGACCCAAGTCTGATCAAGTTCCTGCGCAGTCTTAAATATCGCTTTTTCGCCTTCGGTGAGCTCGGGCAAGTGTTGAACTGATCCCTTATTAGTAATAATAGATGTCCATGTCGCATCATTGTTTATAGCGTGTCTTGTTAAAATATCGTCAAGATATTTATTTTTAACTAAAAAAGATCCTGCTCTTGTTCTATGCGTATAAGCATTAGCTTTTGATGGTTCAATAGAAGGACTAGTAGATAAAATGATACCACTTGATGCATTTGGAGCAATAGCCATAAGATGAGCATTTCTTCGACCTGTACCAATTCCATCTGGATATTCTCCTCTTTCTACAGCCAATCTGATCGTTTGCGCGATCGCTCGTTCTTTGATTGTGGAAAATACGACAATATTAATCTCTTGAGCCTTTTCACTTTCCCAAGCAACCCCGTGTCGTTGTAATAATGAGTGGAAGCCCATCGCTCCCAGACCAATTGATCTTTCACGTTCAGCCGAATATTTTGCACGGCTGATCTCATCTGGAGCGTTTTCGATAAAATATTCGAGTACATTGTCAAGCATAGTAACGATATCTTCGACAATTCTGGTATTCTTCCACTCATCGTAATACTCAAGATTGAGAGATGAAAGGCAACAAACCGCAGTACGGTCAGCATTGGTAGGCAAATGAATTTCATTACAAAGATTTGAACCATGAATTTTTAATCCTAAGTCTTTTAGGTTTTGTGGTAAATCATTATTTGCTGTATCAATAAAATTCAAATATGGTTCACCTGTTCTGAAACGCACTTCAATAATGCGTTCCCACAATTTTCTTGCATTAATAGTTTCTGATACTTTACCTGATGATGGATCTTTTAACTCCCAATCTAGGCCGGACATTACAGCCTCCATAAATGCATCAGAAATATTAATTGCATTATGAAGATTTAGTGCTTTACGTTGAACGTCACCAGTTGGAATTCTCATATTCAAAAATTCTACAATATCAGGATGAGATACATCCATATATGCTGCATAGCTACCTTTACGTGTCTTACCTTGACGGTAAGCAATCATATCAGCATCGACAGTATGTAGGAAAGGGATAGGACCTGGAGCTTTATCAGACACTGTGCGCACAGAAGACCAATGTCCGCCGACACCACCACCGAGAACAGAAAGCCAACGAAGCTCAGAAGAATGGCTAATGAGACCTTCCAAACTATCTGGGACATAAGTAAGAAAGCACGAGATTGGAAGGCCTTTGTCGTTTGCTACTCCGTTTGGAGCATTCGATAAGACTGGGGAAGCAAACATAAACCACTTATTACTGACATAATCGTAAAGACGTGCAGCGAGGTCAGCATCCATTTCTCCTTTAAAAGTTGACCATGCTTTTGCAGCTCGCAAAAACGCTTCTTGTGGAGATTTCTCATGACTGCGCATATAGAAATCTTTCAACATTCCTATAGCATAATCGGCTAATAAATTGTCCTTATTTTTTTGTATTTTCAAAGTCATCTCTGCCCTACCTCAATTAAAGATATATTATACAACATTTTGTTGCATATGTAAACTACTTATTTTGCTTGTTTTTGATCAGGCTGAGGAGTAACAGCTTTTTCGTAATAAACAATGATTTCTGTTTGTTGATTCAAGTATCTACGAATATCAGCAATATTTAAAGCTAAATTTTCATAATCTCTCATTGCTAAAGCAACAAACACTAGTTCACCATTAATATCGGTAAACTCTTTTACGAATTGGTCGTAATTGTCTTTAGTGACAACAAAAACTCTTGTATCAGTTAGGCTTAGTGGCTTCGGNCGGGCTATCAATGGGACTTGGGTTTTTTCCACCTTCGTCACTACTTTGATTTCCGGCTCCTGTGGGAATAGACTGCAGCCATTCAGGGATAGGAGGACTATTGGTACTACCAGTATCTTCCATAAAACTGCGCCATAAGTTTGCTGTAGCACCATTCATTTTTCCTTCTAATACCTTTGAATCTTTTAATGCTAATACAACAAGATTCAATTTGCTCAATTTAGATCTTAATTCATCACCATAAGATTCCGCTTTTTGTAATGCAACCGAAAGCTTTTGGTTTAATTCAGAAAATTTTGCCATATCTTCTTGTAAAGAATCAATAGAAGCTTGGCTAGTTTCTAACGCAATTTCAAGTTTAGCATTATTTTCAGTTAGTATTTTAATTCTTTCTTGAGTATTATTATAATACCAAAAAGCACCGGCGCCAATAGAGCCCAATACTCCTAGAATAATGAGAATTAAATATAGTCTAGCCATCTGAATCTTGAACGTATTTTCTGAATCTTTTAAGGAGAACTGGAACTTTATCTTTACGCCGACGTTTGTCTGTAACATCAGTCATTGTAACTTTAGGTCCCATAGCGGTATCAGCTGGATTTGGAATTGCGGCAGTTGTAACTGTTTCGACAGTTGGAATTTTTTTTGTCATTTTACAATCTCATTAGCTGAAATATAAATGGTTTGATTTGTTTTAATATGTGTCGCTTCATATATGCTAATACCAAAGATATCTCCAATAGGATAACAATCTTCTTTAATTCTTATTTGATCTTTGGCATAAACCATTTGTTCAAAAGTAGAATTTAGAATTTTATTTTCCTTAATCTTATATATACCTGGAGACAATTGAAGATCGTTTAAAATGAACCATTCTGATTGTTCTAATAAAATTTCATCTAGTCTAATGTCGTGTTCTGACAAGATTTTAGCCAATTTATTGTCACTAATTCCATATTGTTCTTTAATGAGATACAAAGCAGCTGCAAAGGACCCGAGTTTTGATCCGCCACCAGGGATTTTGGCGAGCATCCGTTTAATATTAGCACACAAGCGAATAAAAGGAGTATATGCAGATTTTTTTTCGTCATTGTCTAGTTTAACCGATTTAATACGTTGACCATTTTCATCAATTAAGCCAGTTTTAAATGCATCCCAATCTTTCCAATCAGTTGCTAACATCTTAACAAATCTAAATGCATAGACTAAATCTGCACCACGTTTAATAATACCCATTAGATTTTCCTTAATACATTTACGACAGTTTGATCCATAACAATACCAGTATATTCATCGTCTTTTATATATCTTAGATAAACTAAAAAAGGTTTAATTACGGGCCAATGTTTATCATCTAATTTTAGATCTAAAATAGATAAGGCGGCTGGTATAGTAAAAGAATTGCATACCACAATTAAATGATTGAGTATTAATCTTTCAGCCAGCTCGCCTTGATCTATATAACGATTAAGCAATCGCTTAATATATTTAAATCTTTTTATATCTTCATAAAATTCATCAATATCAGTAAACTGCGGTTTATAATAGTTTTTAGCAGCGAAAAGAAATAAATTCTCTTCAGTAAGTTCATTAAATATCATCATGTAATTATGTATATGAAATACTACCGCCCGTAGCGACGAATTTTAGTTTTTTTAGCGGCCGGCTTTGGTGCTACGTCAACTGGCTCATCAATCGGCATTAGTGTGTGGTCAATAAGCAATTCTTCTGTTGGCTCTACTGGTACTTCAATAGTAGGTTCAGCTTCTGTTAATAATTGAGGAGCTGGAGCAGCTACTGGAGCAGCACCAAAGTATTCATCAAGTTGTGCTTGAGAAATCTTTTGTGCTTTTAAAAGTTCGCCTTTAGATGATACCCAACCACGAAGTGTTGGTGTTGCGTTTTTAGGTCCTTTAATCGCCATCTTTTTGATCCTTCTTTTGGTACATTGAATTATATGCATTGTTAACGCTAGAAAGCATTGAGCTAAATGATGCTGCTTCTTTTACTTTTGCTTGTGGGTTAACAATCTTTTTGTCACCAGTATCTTGATCATTTGATCTAGCAGGAGCCTTTTTAGTAATTCTACCAGCCTTTGTTGCATCGTCATGTCCTTTGTCTTCAAGGTCATGATATTCACCAGTATCTTTATTATCATCACGCATTTTCTTGGCGCCAGGAGAATCTTTAGAATCCATCTTTTCAGCTTCAGTGCCAGAATCTNCAGGCTGTTTTTTAGCTTCAAAAACAGACATTAGTTTTTGTCTAAAGGAAAGTACACCCTCGGTTGTGGCTGTTTTCTTTTCTTCTTTTTTAGGATTCATGACTGCGATTTCTTTGTCTTTGCCAGTCTTTTTAGGCTCATCTTCTTTTGCAGTATTTGAAATTGCTTTTCTTCTTTTTAAAAGATACTTGTCAGACTTATCAACGTCGCCATCGTTATCAACGTCGCCATCTTCTTGCCCAACAGCATCCAATTTTTTTGCTTCTTCTAAAGACATTTTTTTCTCCGTCTTAAAAAATATTAAACCATGCATCGGCAATATAACCGGCGACAGCCAACAGTAAACCATATGCTATTCTATTTATAATATCTACGGTTCTATTATTTTGTTCTACTTTACGCTCAATACAATCTAATTTTGTTTGAATTTTGCCAATTCTAGAATACATTTCTTCATGATCAGCTTGCAAATTCACAATACGCTCTTCCGCACGAGCTAATGATATCATTGCTTCGGTTAGTTTATCTAGTTTTTCTTCGATACGATCAAGTCGTTGTGAATTACTGTCAGCCATTGAATTATCTACCCTGTCCTCTATACTTTTTAAAGCTTCTTCTTTTATGTTTATTCATGCCTTGTAGAGTAATAGAGGTATTTCTTCCACCAATACTAGTCTTTTTAATAACGGGCTCATGAATAGCCTTATTCATTAGTGATGCTTTTACTTTAGCCATTATGTTTCTCAATCTTAATTACTAAGTTATCATGTCCTTTAAGTAACCTATGGTATTCACCTTTAGGTATCTCAAATTTCATATGTTCCTTTAAAAGAAAAGGTAAACAATTTTCAAATTGTAATTGCCAACCTTCACCTTCTAATACTTCTATAATTCGATCTTCTTTATCTCTGTGCCAAACATAATCTTCGCTTGGTTTAGTTACATCAAAAGTTCGAACATTCCCATCATCTATATATGGGTTACCAGAAATAACTTCCGCCACCACTCAATCCTAACTGCTTTGCATAACGAGGTAATCTACATGACCAGTAACCTGGCNTTGTTTTATCAGTCTTATTTGCGCAATCATGTCTTGCAGCAAATGAAGCTCTTGCTTCTGGGTCGTTAATCTTTGAAGAAAGGCCACCCTTTTCATCTCCAAAATTAACCTTTACTACGTTGCCCTTTGCATTTTTAACATAGACAACATATTTTTTTGGACCACCAGATCTTTTTGGAGAGTTTAATTCTGGACCTTCTGATGCTTCAAGCATTGGTGTCTCTAAAGGAACATGTGTTCCTTCGTATAATCCAAATACAAAATCTCTAAACTTATCCAAACTCATGCCCCGCTACTCTTTTCATTTGTTTATTGAACTCTGCCTGTGATGGCTTTTGTTTATATAGTTTAATAGAAATCTCAGGACGATCTTTACCTTTGATACGCCAGTTATAGCCTTTTTCTTTATGCTCAGGCTTAGTAGTCTTTACAACTCTACGGTCATAACCTGCTTCCCAAGTTTCAGATCCTTCTCGAATTTCTCTAAGCTTTTTCATTACTCAGTATCTCTTAAAGCTCTTAATGCTTCAGCAATAGATCTTAATGCATGATTAATTCTTTTTTGCTTTTCAGGAGAATTTGCAAATGTTTCTTTGGCTACACCAATTAACTTAGCAGCTTCACCCAATTTATCTTTAGCCAAATTGACAGACATTAGTTTTCCCTTTTCCAAATAGTCCATGCTCCATATCCAATAGCGGCATAAGCTACTAGACTAGCAATCGGTTTAAAAATTAAAAATGCAATTCCTGCAGCAACTAATACTGCACCGTCTAATGTGGTGCGTTCGTTTAGTCTAGACGTAATCCATTTTTTAATCATCGTCTTCCTCATCTTCATCGTCGTCATCTTCATCGCCATGATCAATATTAGAATAGAGAGATTGCATTTCAGAATGTGCTTTAGTTAATTTATTCTGCATCCATTCTGGAAATTCTCCACCTTCTTCGATATGTTCTGCAATTTCATCTGCAGCATGCATGATGAAATCTAATTGCTTTTCTGCCATTGAAGCTTCATCTGGAGATGCAGCGTCATTTTCTTCTCTAATTACACTTAAAGATTTCATTTCTTTTTCCTTTGAGCTTCACGCTCTTTAGCCATCATTTGGCGAATTTTAGAAATCTTATCTGCTTCGCCTGGTTTTAATATTGACTTA